CCCCATGTCGTGCAGGCCGAGTAGTCACTTCTTTCGCCTTTTGTAAATGCCGTGTCCCAGCTCTGAATAATAAACTCACATGACGGCGCGCGCTCAGACTTCCATCTCTTCCACCAGTCACGTTTGACTATGGCGCCTTCTTCACCTGTCGGACTCTGCTGATACTGGGCATTCCACTTTGTCGGCGGCAGTTCTTCTTTCAGCGCTTCCAATTCTTCCAGCGACCAAAATTCTGGCCAAAGCGGTTTTCCACTTGGCAATATTGCCGGAAGCTCAATCACTTCCCAGTCTTCGCCCTTCTCCCGCTTCATGGCGTCTTTCACCACTCGACCGGTCAAATCGCTTTCGCCCCAGCGGGTCATAACGATGACGATCGCCCCACCCGGCTGTAAACGTTGCCGTGGGCCAGAGGTGTACCACTCATATACTTTGTCGTAAATTTCCGGGTTGCCAGCTGCTTGGGCCGCTTCTTGTTCTGAGTGCGGGTCATCAATAATCAGTAGGTCAGCGCCCTTACCCGTCACGGTACCGCCCACGCCAATAGCAAAATATTCGCCCTCCTTATTTGTTGCCCAGCGCCCCGCCGCCTTACTATCCTGCCTCAAACTTACATTCGGAAACACCGTCGAGTATTGTTCCGACCCCACCAAGTTACGCACCTTACGGCCAAAGCCAACAGCCAGATCCGCCGTGTTCGATGTCTGAATAACCTTCTTGTGCGGGAACTTTCCAAGAAACCAACTCGGCAATAGATAGGACGCAAACTCCGATTTCGTATGTCGCGGCGCCATATTGATGATCAATCTCTTGATCGTCCCATTTGCTATGCCCTCAAATTTTTTAGCCACCAAGGCATGGTGTCTTCCACCCACAAAACCGGGCCACATCATCTTCACATAAGCCATGAAGTTTTCTTGCGCACGCTCACGATCCAGCGCCGCCTTATATATAGACACCTGCTCCAATAACTTCTGCTGCTCACTCTCAGGCAGCGACGCCAATAACTCCGCAATCTTACTCATTCCAATGTCCTGAAATTTATATACACCGGGCGTATCGTCCTATGCATCCCCTCAACCCTCTTCAAAACCCCCAACTTCACCAACCTGTCCACAATCTTCTTCGTGTTGGCCAGCCCCATCTTCCCTCTCTGCTCCGCAATAATCTGCAACGTAGGACTGTGCCCATACATCTTCCAGTACTCATCCACTATCCTAAAAATTTCCTGTTGCGCCGGGCTCATAATCTTTTCCATGCATTCTTCATAACTCATTTCCACCCGCTTTTTTACCATCTCTTTATTAATTAACACCTTCCGCGCTACTACTTCCATACCTGTTTCCTATTCTTATCAAAAAGATCTATAATGGTTATAGTTCTCCCGCTATTAGTTTTAAAAATATACCCCCCATGTAATTCTATAGGATTCGATAAGGGGGGTGTTTTCATGATTAGCGGGCGTTATAGCTGTCATTATTTTTGATGGGGGTATGGTCAATTTCTGGGGATCCTTTGAGTGGAATAGTATGTGATCCATCCTGGGACTCCTGACGCTCAGAGAGGGGCATGGGGTCACCGGTAGGGTCGTCCGGCGCCGATTCGACAAGGGTAGGCGTCAATTCCTGCAATAACTCTGCGGCATCGATCTCGATAGCATCGCTGGCACCGGCTTTCATCATGTCGCGCAGCTGCTGCATGATTTGATCGCGGGCATTCGCGCTGCTAGTAATAACGCGGGTTTCTTTCCGCTCAGTAAAGGCCGCAACCTCAGTGACTGTGCCCAGCACGCGAGCCGCGCTAATCTTCGCGCTGTGCTTTGCATCCGGATCAATCACCACTTGGACAAGGGATTGGATGACCAGATCACGTAATTGTCCAGCCGTACGATGTTTAGCCGCTTCATTGGCCAGCCTATAGGCCTCTATTTCCGCTGCTATTCGGGAATCGGTGCTTAGCCTATATCCAGCATCACCGGCGGTTTTCGGCTTTGCTTTGCTGCTATACGCTGTGCGATAGGCTCCGGCCTTACTGTTACCGGCTGCCACTTCGGCTGCAAATCGTTTCTGTTTAGGTGTGAGCTGGCCGGAAACGGAAAGAATCCTATCTATTGGAACTTGCTGTAGTCCGTCCTTGATTTGTTTTCGAGTCAATCCCATGGCTGCACCGCTTCGCTGTTAACAATGCCGCGAATATAGGGGAAAAAGTAGAGAAAATCAACCGCTGACCTGGTTATCTATACAGCCTGATTAAAAACCCAGTCGGGTTTTCCTGATACTTTGCTGTCACCTAAGTGACTGACAGACCTATTGACAAAAAATTAATATAAGACTTTTTAACCGGAGGCCAACAAATGAAAGTACAGACCGCACTGCTGCGCCAAGCATACAAAGAGCTTGCCGAATCAGCCAAAAACCCGACAGTCGAATTAAAACCGGCTGAGCTTAAACGTCGCCGCTTACTTATTGCCCACGAAAAAGGCCAACAACCGCAGCCCGAACCCGAAACAACTCAAAAGGATTTATTCGCATGAAACCGCTTTATCTAATCGCCTGCAGTCAATCCAAACTAGACCGCGCCGCTCCAGCTCGCGCACTCTATACCGGCCAAGCTTTCAAGCTTGCCATCAAAGCCGCAGAGGCCGCAAATGCCGACATATTGATTTTGTCTGCCCTGCATAATGTTATCGAGCCGGACGACATCATCGCGCCTTATAACTGCTACCTAGGCGGGCTGCCCGCAATGGAGCGCGTGATATGGGCAACCATCACAGCTGCCCAGCTTCGCCCCTATAAAGACCGCCACGCCGTAATTCTCGCCGGTAAGCACTACGCAGCCGCTTGCAGCGAATTCACAGACAAGCGCGAACCGCTCAAAGGCTTAGGAATCGGCCAGCAGTTGCGCGTACTAAAAAACGCCGCCGAATTTTTAACCCGCTGAAAGTTTCAGGCCAAGCCCACCCGCGCGGGTTTGACCGGACACTGTCCGAAACTGTAACAACAACCAAGGAAAAACCAATGAAAAACACACCCGAATTAGCCGCTATCGTTGACCGCATCGCGCAATTAAAGGCGCAGATATCAGACCTGACACAGGAAGAGGCCGCACTAAAGGCCGCATTGATTGATTCCGGCTTAGAGGCAATTAATGGCGCAGAACATCGCGCAGCCGTTAGCTGGACTGTTAAAAAATCTACAGACTGGCGCACCATCGCCGAAAAATTCGAGCCGAGCCGCCAATTAATCGCCGCTCACACTTCAACCGGTGAACCATATGCAACCGTTCGCCTATTCGCACGCAAACAAGGAGCCTAAAAACATGAAAACCCAGAAACTTACATTTCACTGTGACAGCGGCCATGGCTGGTTAGAAGTCCCGCGCGCGGACGTTATCGCGCTGGGACTGGCCGACAAAATCAGCGGGTATTCCTACCAAGGCGGCCATAGCTTATATCTAGAGGAAGACTGCGACGCGGGCTTATATCTAGACGCGGCCAAGGCCGCAGGGTATACGCTGCAAATAGTTGAAAAATACACCGCCGGAGATTCTCCGATTCGCCACTTCGACCGATTCTCAAACAAGGTGCCAGCATGAAAGTATTTTTCTCGGGCAAATTAATTGTCATTGAAACTAATCTAGCATGGGCTTTGCCCTATTGGACTGAACGAAAACGCAAAGAAAAAAGAATCCATTTCATTATTCAGAAGGAAATAACAGCATGAAAACCAAACCCCTAGGATATATCGCATTCGAAGGCCGCAGCCGCATCGATGGCTCGCCTATTGTCGTGATAATTAACCGGGTTAACAGCGACAGCGCGAACGACAAAACCGGCTCACTAATTCAAAGCTTTATTTTGCGCTCAGATATTCCGCCGCTCGAAGCTATCAACACCGGCGCAGACCGCGCAATATGTGGAGACTGTGACCACCGGCCAATTATCGCCAAGCAGACCGGCAAAGCCCCTTGTTATGTGGCCGTATGGCAGGCACCACGCGCCGTATACGCTGCTTATAAAGCCGGACGATATCAACGCGCCACACCGAAACAGATCGGCAAAATAATCACCGGCAAAAAATTAAGAATCGGCACTTATGGGGACGGAGCCGCCGCGCCAGTCGATATATGGGAAGACATGACCGCAGAAACCGCAGGGCATACCGGATATTCGCACCAATGGAAAAGGCCGGATTTTGATCACGCTAGATGGGCTCCGCTCGTTATGGCGTCAGCCGATAGCATCGACGATGCAGCACTTGCGAACCTGTATGGTATGCGCGTTTTCCGCGTATCTGTCGGAATCGACAAACAACCGGCTGAAACTATTTGCCCTGCATCCGCAGAGGCCGGACGCCGGACAACTTGCGAGAAATGTCTATTGTGCGCGGGTACAAGCAAAACCGCGCGCGATATCGTTATTGCAGACCATGCCAGCGGCCACCGCCGCCGCGTAATCCAATTGCAAGCCGCTTAATATTCGACTCTATGCGGCCACCGCGGCCGCATATGGGCGCATATTCGCCACACAGTAACAAGGAAACCACACCATGAAAAAAAGAATGTTCGCAAAGTATGCCGGAAAATGCAGCCGCACCGGCCACCCTATCGCTGTCGGAGATGATATTATTTTCGACACCGACACCCGCACCGCATATATCAACGATGACGAGGACGCCGGACGGCTTACCGTTACCAGCCCCACAGGTTACCGCTCCGATATTTTTCAGATCGGAGGCCGCGAATACTACAGAAACAAGGCCGGACGCTGCATAGACGCCCCATGCTGCGGATGCTGCACAATTTAAGAGGCCGACCATGCAAACACAAAACAACCGCCCGATTTACACGACAATTTTCGACAATCCGCACGACTGGGACACGGACAGAATCCGCGAATATTACGACCAGACGCCGGATTTGCTGCTGGCCGATTTTGCCCGCATGACTGGCCGCACCGTGAAAGAACTTAAAAAAATTCTAATGAATCCCGCACAATGAACCACACAGAACACGCCTATTTTGAAGCCGGTTATAGGTACGAACGCGGCCGCATCGCGGCCGACATCCTGCGCCTCATGATCGAATCGGAACGAATCGAAGACCGCGCACACGCGCGCGCCTTAATCGAAAAAGGCCGCGCGGAAGCCCGCAAATAATAACCCCACAATTTACCAGGTCATTTGCGCGGGACTTTTCGCGCGCGAATATACCTGTTAGATTGCAACCTTTATCACCTGTCAGGAGTCACGCTTATGAAACCACTTGCAACATTTATCAACGACAAAGACGGCCTCGCCTCGCGGGTTTTCCGCACAGAGTCAGGCTTCATAGTCACGCTTATGGACACGGACGCCAAGCGCGAACTGCCCACAAAATGGCACTATCACGAAGAAGAGCGCGCCCTCAAACGCGCCGAATTCCTGCTCTATCCAGAGCGCTTTTCTCATATTGAACCTTGAAAGGACAGAGTCATGCTTAACGAAAAAATTTCAGATGCCCTCTTCGATATGTACGACATACGGCGGACACTATCGCAAAAAATTAAAAACAAACCAAAGGATAACGACGGCTCAATTTTTACAGTCGGCGACTGCATTGATAACGTGATTGATTTTTTGGAGCAATTAAAAG